GGGAGGCTGAGCCAGGCGACCACGATCCCGACATGGACGGGAGCACGCCGCCCCCTGCCGGCCCGGCAGATGACTCCCCCACCGAGCCACCGCGGGGGGCGGCTGCTCCGGCCCGCAAGGATGGTCTTACTCAGGCCCTCGTCAACAAGCGGGCCAGCGACCCCCGCGCCACGCTGCAGCGCCAGATCCGCATCACGCGCGCGGAGAAGGCCATGCGGGATGACTGGCGCAAGGTGGTCGGAGCGGCGTCCAAGCAGGCGCAGCGGGCCGTTGCTGGCGCCACCAATGGCGAGCGGGTCAATGCGGCCATCTCGGCCGCAACGCTCGGCCTTGGGGACAAGCTGGCGGCCGTCGCCGAGAAGTACCACGAGCGCGCGGCTGGCGAGGGATCGCGGTCGATCATCGAGCTGACCAGCGGCAAGATGTCAGACGCCGAGGTCGAGGTTCACAAGGCGCGGGCCAAGTGGCAGCCTGAGGTGGTGGACTTCATCCGCCAACGCCAGAACCTGATCAAACAGATGGCCCAGGACCTGTTCGACGACGTGGTGTCGGCCGCGGTGGACGCGGTGACCAAAGGGATCGAGGGATCGGAGCTGGTCAGCCTGGTCGCTGAGCGTTTCGGGAGCGCCCCCGGGGGGCTCAACCGGGCGGTGACCATTGCTCGCACTGAGATTGGCAGCGCCTACCGCGTGGCCAGGAACAGCGAGATGAAGGCGCAGGGATTCGAGCGCCATATGTGGACCACGGCCGAGGACGAGAAGGTCAGGCGCGAGGGCGACTTTGACCATGCCAAGTGCAATGGCGAGGTGCGGAACGTCGGGGACAAGTTTTCTTGTGGCCTGGAGTATCCGATGGCCCCGGGCGGCGAGGCCGGCAACGTCATCAACTGCCGTTGCGAAACGATCCCCCTGGTCGCCGGAATGGAGGGCTTCTGATGTACGTTGAGCTGCTGGACGGGTCGCTGTTGATCTCCAAGGACTTTACCTCCGAGGTGGTCCAGGTCGACAAGCGGATGGTGGCCATGGTGTCGACCGAGGAAGTCGATACGGACGGCGACGTGATGCACGCGGGGAGGACGAAGGAAGGCGCAGGCTGGCTGCTGGACACCTTTAACCGCAACCCGATCATCACATGGAGCCACGACCGCCACAGCCGGCCGAACATCGGGGCCGCCGATGTCAGGGCCAAGGTGGGCAAGTCGGATTCCGGCCAGCGTGGCCTGTTCCTGGACCCGTTCGCTTTCGACATGCCCGACCCGTTCGCTGCCGAGATTGCGGGCAAGTACGAACGCAAGGTTCTCAAGCAGACCAGCGTCGGTGCTGTCGCGCTCAAGTGGGATAAGCGCATGGAGGGCGACAGCATGGCCGGCCGGGAGTACTTCGAGCAGCGCCTGATTGAGGTGGCCTGCGTGAACGTCGGGGCCAACCAGCAGACCGAGGTTGTCATGAAGTCCATGCTCGGGGCTCACGGGCTGGCTGCCAAGGTGCAGGGCGGCGGGGATAGCGAGGTGGCCGACCTCAAGCGAGAGATCGCCGACCTCCGGGCAGACTACGAGAAGGACATGCGCGACCTGTTCAACGTCGTGAAGCGTTTCGGCGACGAAAATACCGATGGACAGGACGCCGTTGCTGTAGTAAAGAGCGCCGCAACAAAGGCCGCCTCCGACCTGGACGCTGCGGCCTTGGCAATCCTGCTTCGGCTGAAGCAATGCGGCACAGCCAACTAGCAGGCGGCGGGTGGGTCGCGGTCGAGGTCGCGACGAAAGCCAGCACGGAAGCCACCACGACTTGGCCCAAGGATGGGTTGACATGGAACAGAACGACATTCTGGAACGGGTACTTGCCGAGGTGAACAAGGTTCACGACACCGGCAAGGCGAATCACGGCGAGATCGCCGACCTGAAGGCCAAGGCCGACAGGCTCGAGGCTGAGGTGCAGAAGGCCAACGGCGACATCGAGCTGGTCAAGGCCCAGGCCGCGGCCGAGATCGAGGTCGTCAAGGCGGCTCTGGCCGACACGCACGGCGGCAAGAGCGGCGCCGGCGACTTCCTGAACGAGCTGGCCAAGGCCATCCGCGGCGTGTTCAGCGAGCAGAAGCTGCGCCGGCCGTCGACCGAGACCTTCAAGAACGGCCAGAAGGTTGCCGACGTGCTGAAGGCCGCTGCGACCTTCGACACCACGACGGCAGCCACCGCCGGCAACCTGCTGCCGACGATCGTGCAGCCGGGCATCAAGGAACTCATGGACATCTACGGCAACCTGTATCCGCGGGTGACCAGGATTCAGGTTCCGGCCGGCCAGGCGCTTCGGGTCAACTACGACTCGGCCAACCCCGTTGCCGTGTGGCGTGCCACGCAGGGCGGGACGATGGTCGAGTCCGGGGCCGGCTCGGCCCCGAACGACGTGTCGATGGCCTTCGGCACCGACACGATCACCACGCAGCTCCTGTACGTGTACCAGACGATCAGCAACGAGCTGATGACCAATCCGGCCATCGACTTCGCCGCCGTCGCCTCGGTGCGCGGCATCCGGGCCTGCATCCGCAAGCTGGAGTACGACATGCTGGCCGCTGCCAGCGCGCCGTCCGCCGGTGTGGTGGCGGCCTCCACGGCGCAGACCACGATGGCGTCGGCGACCTTCGCGCTGGTCAACACCTTCCTCAAGGAAGCCGCTGCTGACAACGCGTGGGCCATCGACTACTCCAACGCGTTCTTCATGCACCCGCGCGATGTCCTGACGCTGGCCGCGCAGGCGGTCGGTGCCAGCGAGCTGACCGGTATGCTGGTGTGGGGCGACCCGCGCCGCGGCATCCCGACCACGCTGCTGGGCCACGAGGTCATCGTGCACCCGGGCTGCAACAACGGAACGAACAACTACATCTTCCTGGGCGACCCCTCGAACATCTTCCTGGGCGAGAGCGGCGGCTTCGGCGTCGACTTCTCCGATCAGGTCGGGTTCAAGGACTTCGAGACGGCCATGCGGGTGTACGGTCACTTTGACTGGTCTGTCATGCAGACCAGCCAGTGGCACCGCGCGATCGTCACGGCCTAGTCCGTCGACAGGGCGGGCCCCCGAGGGCCCGCCCGCCACACACGGGAGAGATACATGGCTCGCAAGATCCCCGCAGAGCACCTCCAGGACGAGGCAGACAAGGCCGTGGTCGAGACCGGCGAGAAGGCGGCCCTGGCCGCCTATGACGCCACCAAGCCCGGCCGTGACGGCAGCGGCCCCTACACCACCACGGCTGTTGGGGTGGTGCTCCCGGATGGCAGCTACGTGCCCGCTGGCGGCACCTTCTGCGCTGGGGCCGAGGGCGTGACGGCCGCAATGCTCGAGGCCTGGCAGGCGTCTGGGCTGGTCGTTCACAGCTCGAAGGTCAGCGCCAAGGAGAGCACCAAGGAATTCAAGGGCCCGCTGATCGAGAAGGGCTGACGTGCCGCACATCGACATCATGGTGCCCGATGGCGCGATCTCGGTCCTGGCCGAGTCGCCACCGATTTCGGTCGGGGTGCCGGATTCGTTCGTCTCGGTGGCCTGCGATGATGTGATCGCCTCGACGTACACCGAGCCGACGCTGACCGACTGGTCCGTGCTGGCCGAGGACCTAGAGGGCGAAGGCGCGCGTGTCTCGGTGGTCGAGCTGACCACGGCCGGCAGCCCGTGCCGGGTCAAGCTGACGTTGGTGCACGCGTCCGCGAGTGAGGCCTACGCCACGAAGTTCAGCAGCCCCGAGCAGCTGACGCCGCACGTTGGGCTGTCCGCCACGATCCGCGAGACTACGGACCGCGGCCTGACCTATGACCTGTATTGGTCGTGGACCAGCGGCAATGAATCCGGCGGCCCCGAGCTGGTGGCCGCTGAAGCAATCTACGTCCCGCTGACTGGCGAGGGCGATTACCCAGCGGAGGCCTAGCAATGGCGCAGACGTATGGCAAGCCGGTTTTCGTCGTCTGGCAGGGCATCGGCTCGCAGATCGTCGAGGTCAGGATCAAGAACTCGGACGGCACGGCCTACGATCTGACCGACAAGACGGTCACCGTCAGCGGCGACCTTGACGGCACCTACGTCCTCGAATCGCTGGCCTGCACCGTGGACGAGACCGAGACCACCGGGATCATCACGTTTTCGCCCTCGGCCGAGGAGCTGGCCAGCACCGGCAATATCGAGTGCCAGGCCCGCATCGACAACGGCGGCGCCATCGCATTTTCTTACCCGTTCATCCTCAGTTGCCAGGCGGTCAAGTTCAGCGAGGGGGCATAGCCCATGCCGATCACGATCACGCCAGATCCGATCATGACGGCCGGGGAGGCGCAGTCGCTGCTGGACATCAAGGACACCAACACGGCCACCCTTCTGGTCAATGCCCTGTCGGCCAAGTTGCTCAGGTACTGCAACCGCAAGCAGATCAACCTGAACACGACCACGGCCATCACCGAGCGCCTGCGGCCCTACGGTGGGGACAGGCTCTACCTGCACGCTCCGATTTGGGACGGCAGCGGGTTCACGATCGAGGCTGCGATCTACGATGGCGTGCGGCTGGCCGACACGTACACGTACGCGGGCGGGGATTTCGGCTACACGACGAACGACTACGTGAGTTATCTCACGCTGGCCGGCGCCTGCTGGCCAGACCAGGGGTTCAACGGCGACGTGCGGGTGACGTACAAGGGCGGGTGGTCAACGGTCCCGGCCGACATCCTGCAGGGCGCGATCATGCAGGGTCGAGTCGACCTCAAGCGGATGCAGGGCGAGGTCGGCGTGACCAGCCGCGGCGCCCAGGGCGAGAGCACGCAGTACCAGACGGCCGGCCTGGTGCGCGAGTGCCTGGACTTGTGGAGTCCGTACCGGGTGGTGATCTAGGGTGAAGGAGCTGACCATCAGAATGGATGCCTCCAGCGTCCTTGATCTCGCGGATGGGGCGGCCACCGCCAAGATGCGGTCGGCCTTGTCTCGTGGCGTTCGGGACTCTCTGGCCGTGGTCGAGAACGTCCACAAGCGCCAGGTGATCGGCAAGGGCGGTGGGGCAGTCAAATCGGACGTGTGGACTGACCGCACGCGCGAGGCCAGCCGCAGCTTCCACAGGGACTACTCCACCGGCGATCTCGCCGGGGCATACGGCAGCGCGCTCACGCGCGTGGGCGTCCTTGAGATGGGCACCCAGGAGGCGCTAGGCGGCCCGCTGCGGCCGCGTAACGGCCGGTACCTGACGATCCCCACCGAGGCCGCGCGCGTCGGCGTGGGGCGCGCTGTGGCGGCCAGGGACCGTAGCGACCTGTTCTTCGTGATCAGCCGCGCTGGCAATCCGGTGCTGCTGCAGAAGGGCACCGGCCGGCTGATGTTCATTTTGCGCACACAGGTCACGATCCCCCCGCACCCGACGTTGGATCCGACACAGCAGCGCGCCCAGCCCAAGGTGGACGCCATCATGCTCGCCGCGGCCACCAGCTGGATGAGGGGGAACTGATGACCCCCCGCGACATCGAGCAATTCGTGGCCTGGCGCATCTTCTGGTACGTGTACCAGCAGTTGCTAACCGTTCAGCGCGCCAACGGCTACAACACCGATGCCGGGGTGTACATCGACGCCACAGAATACGGCAACTCGCAGGAGGCCAACGCGCTGTTCCTGTACTGCGATGACGAGGGCGTCGACTCGACCGAGATGGGCGGCGGCGATGGCTCGGGCCGGGCCATGAGCCGGGTCAATTTGACCATGCTCGGGTCGATCAGGTACGGCACCGAGTTGCCGCTCAAGGCGCAGATGGCCCTGGAGCAGGACGTTAGGACGGCAATCCAGACATCGGTAGATGGCGTCCGGGCCATTGCTGGCGTTGGCGTCAGTCACCGCTGGGGCGAGTGCAGCCGGTTTATCGTCTCACTGACCGGAGAGAAGGAAGCCGGCTTTCGGCTGTCCTGCTCGTTCACGTACCCACAGGGGTCCAACTGGTAAGGAGGGGCCATCTGCTGCCCGAAGTCGAGTAACCCGGCCGCTGGCGGCCACTACAGCCCGCATGGGCAAAGAACAAGGAGGCCCCCATGGGCAGCTATCTCGGTGACGCCGGCGGGATCAAGGTCGGCAAGGAAGCGGTGGCCTACGGCACCGTGGCGGCAACGCTGGTCGCTCAGCATCCGGTCAGCGCCACGCTGGGCACCCGCGTACAGCGGATCGCTCCGACGTGGCTCGGCGTCCAGGCCAACAGCTCATCGAAGTTCGCCTTGTCCTACAGCGACGGCGAGCTGGTGGTGCTGCACAACCCCAGCCGGGCGGTGACTGGCCCGATCTACGAACAGCTCGGCAAGCTGACCACGAACACCTACGCTTTCGGAACCGGAGTGACGCCGGATGCGGCGAGCATGTCCGCGCAGATCGACCACGGCGGCTACCTCGCGCAGTACCTTGGCCTGGTGGTCAACAGCATCCGCTGGGACTTCTCCATGGGCAAGGCGACCAAGGTCACGGTCGGCTGCATCGGCCGCAAGGGCACCAAGGAAACGTGGTCTGCCGCCTTCACGCAGCCGGCAGAATCGGGCATTCACATGCCAAGCGACTTCGGCACGGTTACCGTGGGCGGCACGGCGGTTTGCCTGCTGTCGGGCACCATCACGGTCAGCCGGCCGGTGACGGGCGCCGATCGCATCTGCCTGGGCGGGACGGCCATCAAGCAGCCGCAGCAGAACGGCCGCTGGTCGGTTACCGGCAGCTTCAACTGCGAGCTGTCGGCGGACAGCGGCAACAACACCGTGGCCGAGCTGGACGACTACTTGGCCAACACGGCGCTGGGCGATATCGTGGTGGATGACTGGACGCTCGGGACGTGCTACATGGTCGGGGATCCTCCGGCCCTGGGCGCCGGCCTGGCCACGTTCCCGATCAACGTCGAGGCCCTGAGCCTGTCGCTGGTGACCACCGCGTAGGGGGAGCAACTTGAGCACGATCAAGCAGGCAAGCGTCCTTGAGTGCAGCGTGAGCGGCGTCGGCTTCCGGATGCGGCGCCGCTCCACACTGGTCATGGCGCAGGCCAAGGGCCTGATGGCCGTGGCAGGGCAGATCGCTGGGGCATCGGCCACGGCCGAGCCCAGCGAGCAGCAGGCGGCCGAGTTCATCAAGGCTGTTCTCGGCGTGGCGCTGCTGGAGATCAACGAGGGCGACGGCTGGCTGCCGGTGTTCGAGCGGTACACGATCGGCGACCTGGCAGCGTTTACTGATCCGCTGTTCACGAAGTTCCTGGCCAGCGGGCTGTCGGTGGACCCTACGCCGCCCTCCTGCGAGGCATAGGCGGTCAGGAGGGCGCGGTAGCGATTGACGAACTCTCGCGGCGGTACGGCAAGGCGCCGCATGAGTGGATGGACCTGGACGACGCGCAGTTTGCGTTCGATTGGGCGGTCATGGAGAAGGCTAGAGCCCTGAAGGGGGACCAGTGAAGATCGGCCAGCGCGTAGTCGAGATCCTGATCAAGGCCAAGGACGATGCGTCCGGGCCGATCAAAACGCTGGGCAAGTCGTTCGACGAGCTGAAGCGCCAGGTGCCGTTGCTGGGGCAGGCGTTCGACCTGATCAAGAATCCCATCGCGCAGGTGATTGTCATTCTGGCCAGCCTTGGCAAGGCGGCCATGACGGCGTATCGGGCCAACGTTCAACTTGGCACGGCCATGGATGATCTTTCCAAGCGCACGGGCCAGAGCGTCGAGAGCCTTTCCAAGTGGGCATATGTTGCCGAGTTGGGCGGGTCATCCATTGCAGACTTTGAATCTTCGTTCCTGAAGCTGCGGAAGTCGATGGCCGATGCCGTCAACGGCAGCCAGATGGCCATTGACTCGTTTGCTACGCTGGGCGTGGCGTTCAAGAATTCGGACGGCACGATGCGAGACATCGAAGCCGTCATGCTCGACATTGGCGAGGCGCTGAGAGTATTCGGGCCCGAGAGCCTGCAGGGCGCAGCCGCGCAGGATGTGCTGGGCCGTAGCTCGGCCGCCTTCGTGGCCACGCTCCGGCAGGGTCGTGAGGAGCTGAAGCTCCAGACGGCCGCGGCTAAGGTGTGGGGCGCGGAGATGGACTCCAGCTTCATCAAGAAGGTCACCGAGGCAGATGACGCGGCTATCCGCCTGCGCACCGCATGGGGCAAGCTCACGCAGGAGATGACCCCCGCCCTGGCGAAGGTCACCGAGGCGGCGGGCGTCCTGGCCATCATGCTCAGCGGCCGCCTCACCGAGGCTACGCAGGCGGCATGGGACGCGGAACAGGAGTTCCGCGAGAACTTCCGGTTGTTCGACGAGGCCAAGCTGAACGCTGGGGCAAATGCTATGATTGCCGCGGTCGAACGCGCCCGGGTTGAGTCGGTGGCCCGCATGGCCGCAGCAGACAAGGAGATCGCCGACCTGTCGGCTAAGATCGCCGAGTCGATGGTCCCCGCCAAAGATCGCAGCATGTTGGATATCGATCCCCGCCTGGGCGAGGGCGCCGACGACGGCCTGATGCTGTGGGAGGACTACGAAGAAGCCGCCCGCAAGCTGCTGACGGTGCAGGAGGAAATCGACGCTTACGGGCTGCCGGACCCGCTGAACGCCATGAAGATCGCCGAGGCCAACGCCGAGTACGAGGCGCTGGTCAAGCAGATGGAGGAAGCCGCGGCGGCGGCCGAACAGATGACGTTCGACGAGACTGCCGCAGCCGATGCAGCTTACAACCTGACCAGTGGCCTCGGCAGTGTGGCCAGCCAGGCAGTCACGGCGTTCGCCATGGGCACCAGCGGCGGCATGTTCTTCGGCCGCATGATTCGCGAGGTCATCATCAAGGCCGTCACGGACCTTATTGTCCAGCTTACCATCGTCAAGGGCCTGATGAAGATATTCGCCCTCCCATTTGCCAAGGGCGGCACCGTTCCCGGCATGGCCCTAGGCGGCACGATCCCCCGGGCGGCCATGGGGTACGCCATCCCTGACGGCCCGCGCGGCATGGACTCGCGCCTGATTCTCGGGATGCCCGGGGAGGAAGTCATCAACCGATCCCTGTCCCGCCGGCTGGACAGGTTCATCTCGGCTTACGAAATGAGCGCAACGGTCTCGCCGTTCGCTCTCGCTGGTGCAGGCGGTGGCGGTGCCGTTATCAACTTCAACGTCGGGCGTCCGGTCAGCGTCCTGGATGCGTTGGATTTGGGGCGCAACGCAGTCACCGCCTCGCGCAAATACGCGGAGGCCAGCCTGTAATGGATGCTGCCCTGATCAACCTGGTACGCGCCTCGCTGGCCAGTGCGTCGACCGAGCACGATTACACGGGCGGCGAGCTGTTCCAGCGGCATGACGAAATCCGGCTGGTTGACCCGACTGGCAACCCCTGCGCCGTTCCGCTGGAGCCGTCCGAGGACAACATCGACTACGAGTACAGTTACGTGACCGGCGATCGCGGGCGCGCCCTGCGGGGCACGCTGCTGGATCTGGGGCTGTCGATTGACTACATCGAGAACGCCGTCGCCCGCCGCCTGGAACAGTGGAAGCGCGAACGCGCGGGGGTGCTGGTGTCCCCGAACATGGGACGCAATACGCTGTTCTCGTGGCGGGCCGTGGACATGAAGGGCACGACATACAACGGCGGGCCCGGCGCGCGCGATTTGACCGATAACTTCACGTTGACAGCGACATACGGGCAACATCTGCGGTATTGGGACGAGGCACGCCGGATGTTCCTTCCGAAGACGACCAGCAACCGCACGGCGTTGGTGGCGACCCCCGGCGGCGCTGGGCTGGCCAGCTACCCGTCCGTTGTCAATCGGATGGTGCCGACCTACCCGAAGTCAGCCACGCTGTCGAGCGCCAGCACGGCCAGCGGCTGGACGGTGGGCGGTGGCGACGCCGCAGACGTGACGGCGGCCCATGTGGCTGGCGGGTTCGGTCAGGCCGATTGCCCCGACTCGCTGCGCGTCTCGGTTTCCGACCACGCGAGCATTGACCGATATCTGATCGTCACTGACCAGTTTAACAGCGGGCACGGCAACTATGCAGGGTACACGTTTGCCAACTCGCTGGCGGCGATGGCATGCATCTGGATCCGGGGTCGGCTTCCGGCCGACGCAAATCTTCAGCTCGGGGTCGTGGGCGGCTCCGACTATACCGTGCGCAGTGTCGGCGGCATGCGATTCGACGGCTGGACCCCGGTCATGATTAGCCATTATTCGGACGCATGGGCATCCGGAGCCGCGTTCTTCGCTCTGCAGCTCCACGACAGTGACGGGATGGCCTGCGAATTCGAGATCGGGCCGACGATGGTGGTGCAGCAGTCAGGCTATAGCCGCATGCCAGCGGCCCCTGTGTGGTCGGCGCAGGTCACCGGGGGCACCGTGTCCGGGACCAGCCGCGTAGCCACAGGGGCCAGCCTGCGCACTCCTGGGCAGGGCACCATGGTCTGCTCGTTCTGGGCGCCCGCCGACATTGCCGACGCGTGGCGCGGGGGCGCGGCCCATATGGAGCTGTGCGGCAACTCGGACCTCCGCGTCCGGTATTCGACGGCAGCGGCCGGCGGCGACACATTGACCGTCGCCGGGGTTTCGCCGGCCAACTCGGTGACCTACACGGTGGCGACGCGTGGGGCTTTCGGCTTTGCGGGCAAGGTCAACACCGTCGCTGTCACCTGGGGCCCGTCCGGGATCAAGTTGTACGTCAATGGCGTGCTGGTGGCCACCGACACCACGGCCCTGCCGGCCATCAGCGGCAGCAACAGCGTTTGGCAGGTCGGCGGCAACAGCTCGTCCGGCTACAGCTGCTCCCCCCTGGCCATGCTGACCTGCCGCATTGACGAGGGCGCCATGACCGACGACGAGGTGACGCAGGTCCACTACGCGCTGACGGACCCGATCGCCCTGGGTCTGGCCATCGCGGCCCGCGGGCGTACGTTCCGCATTACGCGCACGCCTGGATCGCTGCGCCCTGGAGCGGGCGGCTCGCAGGTGCTAGGCAGGCTGGACCTGGAACAGACCAGTTACAATCCGTTCCTGGCCGACCTGTTCGCCAAGGAGGCTAGCGTTGGGTAGGCTAACGGCGACGCAGATCGAGGCTATCGTAGGCGGGCAGCCGATCCGGCAGGTATTCTCGATCAGGGCCCCGGTGCTGGCCGACCACTCGGCCTACACCACCACCGTCATTGACGATGGGATCTGGCCGGCATCTGCCGGGTCCAGCCGGCGCGTGATCAAGGCGGGCAAGCGAACGCACAAGGTATGGAACCCACACCCGAAGATGGATCAGCGGCCCCAGGCGGTGCGCTACACCATCGAGGTTGACAATGCAGACGGGTTCTTCCACCGCCGCAGTGGCAGCGCCTGGAACCCGTTCGGGCTGTACGACGCTGCCCCGTCCGAGTGCTTCCTGCTACATGACCTCTACGTCTGGTCGGCATCATCTGCAGCGTGGTCGGCCATCGCCGAGATGGCATTCGTCGGCAAGGTGCTCAAGATCGACTACTCGGGTGGGGCGTCGATGAATCAGCGCGACCTGGGCGGCATCACGGCGCCCGCGCATGTGGCCAATGTGGCGTCTATCACCACCGAGCAGGTCGGGGCGTGGGAGGTGCTGCGCCGGGTGTTCACCAAGGACGACGCGGTTGATGAGGCCGTGGCCGACTCGGTCGGGCTCGCCGCCTCATTCACCGCCCTGTAGGAGTACGCCGTGCCATTCCGCGCGATGGATGCAGCCTGGTGGTCGAGCGACGGCGAGCCCGCGCGCTGGGGCCCGAATTGGGACGGGTTCAGTCATGGCCGGCTTTATACCGGAACGGTTGCCGCCGGTTGGCTGCGGCTTGGGTTCTCGGTGGGGACCAACGGCAACGGAACAACGATCTTCTTCCAGGCCCCGTTCTCGGTCGGCGGCGCAGGCGAGGGCCAGCAAGCCGATGACCATGTTGATGTCGGGTTCTTCTACCTGCAGGAGATCGACACCCCATGACATGGCATTATCCTTACTGCTGTGCACTGAACGGGGAGCCCAACGCATCGGGGGTATCCAATGCGATGTTCTCGCAACACGTTCCGCTTAGTCCGCTGAACGATCGAGGCGAGCAGCGCCCCATTAGCGACGCGGCCTCGCCCGGCCACAGGCTGTTCTCGGCGTACTATCGAACGCCGTTCATGTACGATATCGGCAACGACGGCTCGCTGCCGTATTCGTCCACGATCACATGGTTCCGCCGGCCAACGGCCGGGAACACGGTCAACATTTGGCATTACCAGCCATATGCGTGGAACGGGACGCCGCCCGAGGTATTCGCGGCCATCCTGTTGCAGATGGGCCTCGACGTGTCGCACATCGACACCGCTGCATTCACAGACGCGCACAACCGGTACGGAGCGGTCGGCGGCGACGAGCCGTGGGTGGCTTCGACCGGCAACACGGAGCGCACCAGCCGACAGATCTATTGCTGGCGTCGGGTGGGACAGAAGGTCATGGACCTGCTGCTTGATGTGATTCGACACGGCCGGGATATGTACTACGTAAACGAGATTGGGAAGATCGACGTTTCCAGCTTTACGACTCCGTCCGAGGTTGTCGCCGGCCTGGACCTAGGCGATGGCGTAGTGGACGATGTCGCATGGGAGTGGACGGCAGATCTGGTGTTCAACAAGGTGCGCGCGACATGGGGTTACGGGTTCCGGGCGTGGGGCGGGCCTGCCGACCCTCCGGACGCCACGGGGTATGCGGTAAGCGAGGAGCCGACTCTCGAAAGCTACATCGGGAATAAGTATGTCCATGAGGCCAGCAACGCGGCCAGTATTGCGAAGTACGGGGAGTTGCCGCTTGGCGACGCTGTCCGCAAGACGAACAAGAGCGGGGCGCCAAGCGACATTGTTATTTCACACTATCCGATGTATTACGATCCCGGGGTGACGGATGCGGGCTGGGCGCTCGGCAAGGGCGGCATGCAGCATGTAGTGTACTGGCTGGCCAGCGACTCGAAGGAGCGACGCATTGTAAGTCTAGTGCAGGATTTCCGCGCCCTTGATTGGGGCATCGGCGCGAAAATCTCTGACGTGCAGGTGACCGATGACGGGGAGACGATCGCGGACTGTAGGTGCATCGAGCGCACCTACGATTTCGATAGACTGACCGTCGAGAGTGTGTTAATGGAAGTGCCGCCGAACACCTAGGCGGCAGAAGGAGCAGGGACAATGCGCAAGATTCTGGTGGTTCTGCTGATCGCGCTGGCGCTGCCCGCGGTGGCCGGCCCGAACGTGTCCGACGTGGTGAAAACGGCCAGCGGTGGCGTGAGCCTGACCACGGGCATCGGCTCGCCGATGGGGCCGATGATGTTCGACTTCGCGACGGACGGCACGGCCTGGGCCAAGTTCATCTGGTTCAAGGATGGGCTCACGTCGGCCGGCGCCACGGCCCGCACCGACAGCACCATGATTGCCGCCAAGCTGGTGGTCCAGTTGCGCGACTACACGCCCCCGCGCTCGCTGTACTTCCCGAGCGGTCCCGACTCGGTGTACATCGGCCTGGGCACGGCGACGGAAGTGATCCTGTCGCGATGAGGAAGCTTGCCGCAGGAGCGGTTATCATGCTCGGCGGCCTGGCCCTGCTCGGGGCCGGCCGCGGCGGTACGTATCAGGGCGGCAGCTACGGGTCGCAGGTGGGGACGTACCAGGCGGGGGGCGTGGCGGCCGGCTGGGATACGGTCACCATCGTCTACACCACGCAGGACGTGCTGACGGATGACAACAACCCGGCGAGCATCGACACGAGCCTGGTGCTGGGCATCCCCGGCAGCGAGTTCGGCAGCACGGCCGTGACCCTTGACTATGCCTGGCGCCTCCGCTTCACGGCGGCCCTTGCTGCGGCCGATTCTGCCTATCGCCTCGGCACCGGGTTTGATGTGCCTGGATTTGCGTGGACTGTTATTGACCGGGCAGACACCAACGGGTACTCCAACACAACCAGGGCGCCGCTGGTGGGCCCGGCAAGATATGCCGTCTCCCCTCTCGGAAGCACGGTCTATGTGCTTGATTCGCGGTTCCCGACCGGCACGGAAGCGTCTGCTGGCGCGCGTGCGGCTACGCTGCTGTATGTGCCGTGGGAAAGCCGGCTGCCAAGGAACTGCACGATTGTCAGCGCAACGGTGAACGTCAGCAACTATGGCAATTCGCAATACACCGAGTTGGACACCATCGTGTCGGTGTTGATGACGGGCGCGAACGACAACCAGTGGTATCGGAATAAGGGCATCACGAACCATCCCGATTATGCCAAGGCATGTTGGAACAGGCAGGAAACCACAAATGGTGGAACGTGGACGGCGACCAACCGCTATGTGTGGAATCCTGCACTGAACGACAGGGCGTACTATTGGAACATGGGCTCCGTCTCGGATTGGTCGGGATCAGTTGTGCCCAACGCATCTGGATTCACGCCAATCGGAACCGGATGGGCTGTCGATATCACCGATTGCGTGCAGGCTGCCGTTAACGGGACGACGAACAACGGTATCGCCATCATGGGGTTTGGTGGCAACACGTCTGAAAACGATTGGGGCTTTCGCGGCTTCGATGACTACGGCGAGGCAATCGGGCGCACCCCGTACATCGTCGTGAAGTACATCACGAAGCGATACCAGAAGCCTTTCGGGGCTTCCGACGTCGCGCTGGTTGTGTCAACCGATGACG